CCTACTGGTGGGAGAAAACACTAATGCAAGTGGCTGCAACTGGGCAAGGCAATGCCAGCGCGGCAATCTTTGGCGTTAAGAACCGCAGCCAGGAAGAGTGGAAAGATAAGCACGACTTAGATCACACCACAAACGGCAAAGACCTAACCCCAACTTTCGCGGGCATGTACGGCAAGCCAGACCCCGACGCATAGCATGGCGTCCCTTAACCCTAACCTGCAAGATTTCTGGTTTGACGGCAATCCCTGCCCTGAGAACTTCATCAAGGTGCGCAACCGGGTATTGTACGGCGGGCGCTCTAGCTCAAAGTCATGGGAATTTGCGGGCATGGCCCAATCAATCGGGGCGCAGTACAAAACCCGGTTTCTTTGCGTTCGTAGGTTTCAGAGCAAGATAAAAGATTCGGTCTATACGCTAATCAACGCGCAGATAAACAACTTTGGTACGCCTGGCTACACCTCACTGATAAACGAGATCCGCCACAGCAACGGAACTGACTTTGCATTCTTCGGCATTGAGCGAAACACGGACGAGATAAAATCATTTGAAGGTGCTGACATACTTTGGATCGAGGAAGCGCACAACCTCACAAAAGACCAGTGGTTAATTTTAGAACCGACCATACGAAAGCAGGGCAGCGAAGTCTGGATAAGCTTTAACCCCAAGCTGGTCACGGATTTTATCTATCAGCGTTTTATCGTTAACCCGCCACCGAATACCCGCGTGCGCTTAATAAATTACCCTCAAAACCCGTTTATCTCTGACACTATGGCCTCAGTCATTGAAGCCATGAAAGAAGAGGATTACGACGAATACGAACACACTTACCTTGGCGTACCGCTAACCGATGATGAAGCCAGCGTCATCAAGCGCTCATGGCTAGAGGCTGCTGTTGACGCCGACATAAAGCTTGGCATTGATCTATCAGGCGCAAGGTGCGTCGGTTACGATGTGGCAGACAGCGGCGACGACAAGAACGCCACAGCAGGCTTTAACGGTGCCGTGTGCGTAGACATAGACGAATGGAAAGCGCCAGAAGATGAGCTTAACCAATCCACCAAGCGGGCATGGGCCAAGGTAGCGGGCGGGCGCTTGATTTATGACTCCATTGGCGTGGGTGCGCACGTTGGCTCGACTTTAAAAGAGATGGATGTGAAGACCGGGTACTTTAAGTTCAACGCAGCTGCAGCGGTAGTGAAGGGCAAAGAAGATTACGCCAAAGGCATTAGGAACAAAGAGAAGTTTGAAAATCTCAAGGCCCAAGCATGGCAGGATGTAGCAGACCGGCTCAGGAATACGTACAACGCCGTTATGAAGGGCATGGAGTACAATCCAAGCGACCTGATAGCGATTAGAAGCGACCTGCCACACTTGCACAGGCTGTTAGCAGAGCTGTCCAGCCCACGGAAAAGCTATAGTAAACGCGGGCTTGATATGATCGAATCAAAAGACGACATGAAGAAGCGCGGGCTGTCATCTCCAAATTTGGCCGACTCGTTTATTATGGGGGCTTGCCCTCACCTTGTCGTCACCAGCACCGCTAATGTTAAAGTGGGGTTCGCATCGTGATACAATCGGCGAAAGTAAAACCTATTGACAGGGCCAGCGCATGAGCGTTACGAACCATAATCCCGAATATGATTACCACATTGAGTCGTGGGAGCTGGTGCGCGATTGCGTAAAAGGCGAGAAGGCCGTAAAAAAGCGCACGTTTCGCTACCTGCCAAAGCCCAACAAAGCAGACCGCTCGAAAGAAAATCAGCAGCGATACGATGACTACCTGCAAAGGGCGCTGTTTGTAAACTATACCAGCCGCACCAAGCGCGGATTGATCGGCGCAATATTCCGCAAGCCACCACAGATTGATCTGCCCGGCCCGCTGGCCTATATGCTGGAAGACGCAACCAGAAACGGCATGTCGCTTGCTAACCTGGTAAAGATGACCGTCGGCGATGTCATGGAGGCGGGCCGGTGTGGATTGTTAGCGGACTATCCACAGGTCGAGGAAGCCTTGACGCTTGCTGATAGCCAGAAAAACAAAGCCTACATCATTCACTACAATGCAGAGCAGATCATTAACTGGCACGTTAACCAGGCCGGTGTGGTTGATCTTGTCGTGTTGCGTGAAGATGAAGAGGTTGAATCAAGCCCGTTCAATTACGATCTTCAGCCGCGCTATCGAGTGCTGCGATTGATCGACGGCGATTACGTGCAGGAATATTATGACGAGGGCGGCGTTAGAATGTGGCAGGCCGTGCCTAGAAAAAGCGACGGCGGCACATTCAAGGAACTACCGTTTGCATGGGTAGGCGCAGAAGATAACGACGAAACCATAGACAGCGCCCCGCTTTACGATATTGCCAAGGTCAACATCGGCCACTATCGGAACAGTGCCGACTACGAAGAGTCGTGTTTCATGTTGGGGCAGCCTACGCCGATCATTAGCGGGCTTACTCAGTCGTGGGTAGAAGACAACCCCGGCCCGTATCTGATCGGTAGCCGGGCGGCATGGCTTTTGCCCGAAGGCGGCGCGGGTGCGTTGATGCAAGCAAGCCCCAACCAGATGCCGCAACAGGCCATGCTTGATAAGCAAGATCAGATGGTGGCCATTGGCGCTCGAATAATTCAAGAAGGCGGCGGCAACGAGACCGCAGAGGCGGCACGCATAAGGCACAGCGGCGAAAACTCTATGCTGACGACTCTGGCAGGCAATACAAGCGCAGCCTACTTGAAGGTCATTGGCTGGTGCTCTGAGTTTATGGGCGCGGCTCAAGATATTGAGTTTGAATTGAATACTGAGTTCTTTGAGGGTCAGATTGACGCACAAATGATTATGGCTCAAATGCAGCTTGTTGCCCGTGGCGACATGGCACAAAAAGACTTGAGGGCTAACATGAGGCGCTTTGGCGTGATTGATAATGACCGGACAGACGACGAGCTAGACTTGGAGGCGGCGGATAGGGTCGTTAGTGATACCTTGGATGTGTGATACAATCTTATAACCAGACTACGCAGGCGCGTTAGTCGAGCATGTAACAGGTGTTTACAATGCAAATTGAACATGAAGGCAAAACGATTACCGTCTATACCGAATCCGAAGTAGAGGCGCGTATTGCCGACGAAGTGAAGGGATTGAAGACGACAAACCAAAACTTGAAGTCTGAGAAAGAAGAGCTACAGGAAAAGCAGCGTGAGGCCACCGAGAAGGCCCGCCAGGCCGAAGAGGCACAAGCCAAGGCCGACGGCGATGTTGAAAAGCTAACCCGGCTGATTGACGAGCGAGCAGCGGAACAGACCGAGCGTTATAATAAGCTCATGGGCCAGACCAAAAAAGAGAAGATCAATAACGCACTGAACAGCGTTGTTACAAATCTAGGCGCTGGCGGTGAGTACAACGAAGACTTGCGCGACTTGTTGAAGGTGCGCTTTGAATTTGATTACGATAACGAATCAGGAAAGGTTAAAGTCACAGGTGATGGCGTTAACTCTCTTGATGAGCTGGAAGCCAAGGTTAAAGAAGGCGCACGATACGCCAACTACCTGGCAGGCTCGAAAGCTTCTGGCGGAGGTGCTGCCGGTGGCAAAGGGTCGGGTGATCCTTCAGGCAAGAAGTTTAATGAATACTCTGGCGCAGAGCTGAAGGCCATTAAAGAAGCCGATGCTTCCGAATATGACCGACTGCGCACCCAACACTACGGCACATAAAGGTAACACCCGATGCCTACTACCAAACTCTCAGACATCATTGATGTCACAATCTTTCGAGACCTTCCGCAGATCGAAGGCCCCGAGAAAACCCGGTTCTTTGAGTCCGGCATTATCACCCGTAACGGCTTGCTGGACGAGCTGGCAAACGCGCCAGGTAAGAGCATTGAGCTTCCTTATTGGAATGACCTCGACGGCTCAGCCGAGGTTAACTACAGCTCAGATGATCCGGCCAGCTCTGCGACACCGCAGAAAGTGACCCAAGGTGAGCAGACAGCACGCAAGGCGTTTGTAAACCAAGGCTGGCAGGCTGCCGACTTGGCTTCAGAGCTGGCAATGGGTGGCACTGCAATGGAAGCCGTCCGTGCTCGCACAGATCGCTACTTTGCACGCCAATGGCAGCGTCGTTTAATTGCAGCCACCAACGGCGTATTGGCCGATAACGTAGCGAACGACTCTAGCGACATGGTTATTGATGTAGCTGCTGAGGCTACAGGTGATCAGGACGCTGCAACCCGGTTTAACCGTGACGCCTTCACCGAGGCACTGTACACGGCAGGCGACTCGGCTGAAATGTTCACCACGATTGCGGTTCACTCTGCTGTCATGGCTCAGATGGTCAAGAATGACGACATCGACTTTATCCCTGATAGCTTGGGAATGGCGACAATCCCAACCTACATGGGTAAGCGAGTCATTGTTGATGACGGGCTTACTGTAACGGCTGGCAGCACCAACGGATTCAAGTACACTTCCGTTCTCTTTGGCCCTGGCGCATTCGGCTATGGCGTAGGTTCGCCAATCACTCCGGTTGCGATTGACCGCAACGAAGAGCAAGGCGACGGCGGCGGCATTGAGACCTTGTGGGTTCGTAACACTTGGTTGCTGCACCCGTTCGGCTTTGAGCAGACCGGCACTCCGTCTGGAATCAGCTTCACCCAAGCAGAGCTTGCAACGGCTGCGGTGTGGAGTCGTGTTCTGGCTCGGAAGCTGGTACCGCTATCCTATCTCGTAACCAACTAGAGTCTAGGTAGAACAGAAAAAGGCCAGCTTAACCGCTGGTCTTTTTTTGTGATATTATTAGGTAAAGAGGATCACGCCTATGGCGATTAACAAAGACGGCTTAGAATCTGGACAACCCGTAGACTTTGAAACAATGCAGAAAATTAAGCGCAACCAGCGTGAGGGTTTAAAGAATGCAAAACCAGAACCAAAGCGCAGAAGTACAAAGGCCGGAAAGCGAGAAGCTGGCGGACAAGAACAGCCGACTGTTTCTGACCTACCTGGTGCAGAAGAACCGAAAGAAGCGCAATAAACGGAGCGGCTGAAATGGCTATAATTATAGTTGAAGACGGCAGCGGCGTGGCTGGAGCCAACAGCTATATTAGCGAGGCTGATCTGCTATCGTATGCAACTGACCGAGGAACAACTCTAAGCACCGCTACAGACGTTCTGATCTTGAGGTCTATGGACTACATCGAGATGCAGAGATTTATCGGCGTAAAGGCAAAAGATGACCAGTCGCTAGAGTGGCCGCGTGCTGATCTTTACAAGTACAAATCAAACGAAATCCCGGCAGAGCTTATCAAGGCTCAGTTTGCCTTATGCGTGCAGATTGATATTGGCAATGACCCGCTGTCACCAGGTGATCGACAGACCAAGCGCGAAAAGGTTGACGTGATCGAGGTGGAATATATGGACGGCGCTCGCAGCCGCGCCAGCATACCAAGTGTTGACCGTTGGCTTTCAATGCTAACGCTGGGCAACGTCGGGGGCAGCCTTGGGGTTGTTCGGGTTGGTCGCGCATAAATAGTCTTTTGATTTTGGATGCTGATTATGAGAAATAGATATCACGGTTTCGACACAAACTTAATCGAAGTGACGGTAAGAGGTGGCGTTGGCTGCGGCAAAAGCGAGGCTTTAGAGGTGATCGCTAACGCGCTAAACGAGTTCTACCGAAACGGGTCATCGGTGAAGATTGCCGGACAATGTTGCACCGGAGCCATAGAAGATGCGGAAGTAACCGGGCAATCAGCCAAAAGAAGTCCGACAGTTTTTGTGCTTTACGAAAAAATGCCCGGCCAAGAGTGATGGCCGAAATACACGACATAAGCGAAAATATGCCGCACCTTTCTGGCCCCGCAATGTGCACTGAATGCGCCCACCAGTGGCAGGCTGTTAGGGTTGTGCAGCGTGATGCGGAGTTAATGGAATGCCCCGCGTGTCGGAAATTCTTTGGCGTGATGCGAGGGCCGCAGGTGCCGGAAACGATGTGGCGCTGTAAATGTGAAGGAAATCTATTCTATCTTACCCCTGACGGCCACCAGTGCCGGAGTTGCGGAACCGTATCACTAGACTGGAGTGACGCATGACCTTCTACACCCGCTTACAGTCAACAGCCACAAAGCTGCTAGGCGAATACTCGCAGGGCACTATAAGCCACATCCGCGACGGCGAACCAACAGGCCCGTCATACGACCCGACGCCGGGTGTGCCGGTCGTAACCCCTGTAACGGCAACCATTAAGGGGATGTCTGCTAGGTACGTTCAAGACGGCTTTATATCTATGCAAGACCTTGAGCTGTTTTGTTCTGTGTTCGGCTTCGACCCAGTGCAGTCAGACCGTTTCAGTATCGACGGGCGCGAGCTGCAAGTGATTATGGTGGAGCCTATACCGGCAGCGGGTACGACTGTGGCCTGGCGGGTATTTCTGAAGTCGTAAACCTTTTTATAGCCCTGCAATTAGCGGGGATTTTTTTGCTTGCGTGTGTTGCAATGCTGCGAGGGTGTGTTATTATTAAGTCATAGAGAGACACCAACCACACGAAAGGAATACGAAAATGGCCCGCAAAGAAAGCATCTACGTAGTCAGCAAAGAAACCAACCAGATCGTTCGTAAGTCAAAAAGCGTACTTTCTGCCTTTGAGTTTGGCGCAACACTAGAGGCCGGCACTTTTTACACTTGCACCTCAGAGTTTGACCTGAAGAAAGGCGACCCAATGAGCAACATCGTGAGCTTCCTGTAATGGAAGGCTGCATCACTTGGGGCGTAACACCCGCCCCTGACGGTTCCCCGCTTCGCACGGTGTTTTGCTTAGACTGCCGCGAAGTCTTTGGGAGACACTTGAAAGGTATTGACCATATGGACGTGTTAGACAAGGCAAAAGAAGATCATCAATGTGAGGCAAATTCTAAGAAGCAGTACCAGCTATGACCCAAGCAACCCCAGTCTGGGAGTACATAGCCACAAAGCACGAGCGCAACGTAACATGGGCGGCGTCAGCGTTAGGGGTTGATCCATCTACTTTGCACAGGGTTATGAACTCCGGGTACGTTATTAACGGCAAGCTTTATACAATCAAAAGGAAAGCGAAATGAAAACACTAACAGCCCTAACCCTAGCCATTCTAATGGCCCTATCCACCACGGCCGCAGCAGACCGGTGTAAAGGAGTCGCAGACTTGGCAGAGGCAATGATGAACGCCAGACAAGTAGGCGTACCGATGCAGGCAGTCATGGCGGGCGCAACTACCCCAATCCATGAGATCATGGTGGTCGAGGCTTACGAAGCGCCACGGTATACCACCAAAGAGTTCCAGAAGCGCGAGACTCAGAACTTTAGCGACAAGTGGTATATGAGCTGCTATAAATCGCGGAATGGGAATTGATATGGACCCCGCATCAGCAAAGCCACAAGGCCCAACCATGACGGTAATAATTAACGGTGAAGAGCACCAACGGACTATAGCAGGATACGTTGATCCCGGCCTACCCTATCCTGAGACTTTTGCCGATGAGGGTTATTGCAGGGTCATAAGCAGCGTAGTGCCGACAATCGTTAAAGTTAAGTAACCGAACAGCCCAGGCAGAGGTGGCGCTAATAACACTGTCAGCCAGAGCCAACCGCATCTCCTTGGAATACCGAATAGGTGGGTGATCTGGACGGAGAAGCTACGAGACAGCTAGACCCGCAGACGCGGGCACTTTTTGCTATACTCCCCCAATTAACCCCAACCGGATGCCGCAATGGCCGACCTAAAAAAGATACAAGCCGAACAAGAGCGCGCCGTGTTGCGTGCCTTCCGCGACTCCGTGCAATCTATCCGCGACCAGGCGACCATTCAGGAAATCGTGAAACTGCTAGAAGTGGGCAACATTGAGGGCGTCATAACCTTACTGCAACTTGATGATGCCACTTTCCAACCTGTCACAGAGGCTATACGCCAGTCATACATAACAGGCGGCATAACCGGTGCGGCTCAAGTCGGCGTGATACCTGTGGCGACTGGCACGCTTGTGGCGAGGTTTAATATTCGGTTGCCTCGTGCGGAAGCGTGGATTTCTAGCATGTCCAGCCGGATGATTACTGAGGTCTTTGTAGAGCAACAGGCAATGGTACGCTCTGTCTTAACGGATGCGCTAGCCGCAGGCGCTAACCCTCGCAGCTCAGCACTTGATTTAGTCGGGCGCGTAGACAGGCAGACCCGCAAGCGTTCCGGCGGTTTTATTGGTATGACCGAGAAACAGGCGCAATGGTCAGTTAATGCGCGGCAGGAAATGCAAGACCTCAACCCAAACTATTTAACACGGGCTTTGCGTGATAAACGCTTCGATGCGCCTTTTAAAAAGGCTGTGCGTGACGGTAATCCGATGCGTAGCGCACAGATTGACGCCGCCATTACTCAGATGCAGAACCGTACTCTGCGGTATCGTGGCGAGGTCATATCGCGCACGGAGTCAATCAACGCGCTACGGGCCGGGCAGGTTGAATCCATTGCTCAGGCCATTGATACCGGCGAAGTGGGCGAAGGTGAGACGACTAAGGAATGGGACTCCAGCGGCGATGCACGTACGCGCCCAACACACGCAATAGCAGATGGGCAAAAGCGGGCGTTTGATCAGCCGTTCAGTGTGGGCGGGTCTGCATTGATGTATCCAGGTGATCCAAGCGGGCCGGCTGCTGAAACTATCCAGTGCCGGTGTATTCAGGTTGTTGAAATTGATTTTGGGGCGCGTGTCGCTAAGGTGGAAGGGTTTGGCTAACGTAACAGTAAGCGAGTGGGCAGCAAAGACGCAGGCTAGGTTAGATGCCGTCTTTAAGACAGCCGCACAGGACATAGCCCGCGAGGTGCAGACGCCTAGAGCCAAGGGGGGTAAGTTGCCCGTAGACACCGGCTTTCTTCGAAACAGCTTTTCCGCAGACGTGAACAAGATACCGAGCGGCAACGGAAGTTCAGCGTACGCTGCCGGGCCAATTAGCATTGTGATAAACCGGGCCAAGATTGGCGACCAGG